GACATCCTGAAAAGAAACTGTCCGCCGCCGTCTCAACCAATTAGGGAGACTAGGCATGAAGCTGCCTGATCCAATCAATACCACATCAAACTTAATTGACCAATACCACGAGAGCATCGCCGAGAGGCCGCGCCTGCACATGGGTTGCAGCACCCTGGGCCACCCCTGCGATAGGTGGCTGTGGCTATCATTTCGCTGGGCGGTGGTCGAGAAGTTTGAGGGACGCATTCTTCGTCTTTTCCGACGCGGACACAATGAAGAGGCCATCATCGTCTCTGATCTGAAGGCCATTGGCATCGACATTAGATCGAGCCAGGCGCGGGTAAACTTTGGCAGTCACGTTTCCGGAAGCCTTGACGGCATTATTGAGAGCGGTGTTCCAGAGGCTCCAAAGGCGCGCCACGTGGCCGAGTTCAAGACTCACGCCAAGAAGAGCTTTGACGATATGGTCAAGAACGGTGTTGAAAAGTCGAAACCGATGCATTACGTCCAGATGCAGGTCTATATGCACGGGACTGATATTCTCCGTGCGCTTTATGTGGCGATCTGCAAGGACGATGATCGAATCTACACCGAGCGGGTGAGATACAATCCTGAAGTCGCCGAGAAGGCGATTGAGCGCGGGAAGCGCATCGCATTGGCTGATCGGATGCCGGAGCCACTGAGCGCCGATCCATCCTGGTATCAATGCCGCTTCTGCCCAGCTCATAGTTTTTGCCACAAGGCCGAGCCGACTAAGTTCTCCAACTGCCGCACCTGCGCGCACAGCACAGCGTTGGCTGATTCCACTTGGCGCTGCGAGCGCCATGATGCCGACGCCATCCCAGAGGATTTCCAGCACGAGGGCTGTGACGATCACATCATCCACCCTGATCTGGTGCCTTGGGACATGATACCGAGCGAGGATGGGCTATCGGTTATGTGGAAGATCGGTGATCGTGTGATCGAGAATGGTCCTGGCGGCTACAAGAGCCGCGAGATCTTGGCCAACCCATCCGCTTGCGAAGATTGCTAAATAATGCTCCGTGACTATCAACAACGCACCATCGATCAGCTTTATGCGTGGTTCGCCGCAGGCAATGATGGCAATCCATGCGTGGTGATGCCAACGGGTGCTGGCAAGAGCCATATTGTGGCTGCGCTTTGCAAGGACGCCATCCAGAACTGGCCTGAGACGCGGATCTTGATGCTGACACACGTCAAGGAGCTGATCAGCCAGAACGCCGAGAAGATGCGGGAACACTGGCGCGGCGCACCGCTAGGCATCTATTCGGCTGGGCTGGGTTCAAAGCGCTTGGACGAACCAATCACCTTTGCTGGAATCCAGTCGATCAGAAAACGCGCATCTCAGGTCGGCCACATTGACTTCTGCATCATTGATGAGTGTCATCTGGTCAGCCATAGGGACGAAGGCGGCTATCGCACATTCCTGGTTGAGTTAAAAACGATCAATCCTGCAATGCGGGTGGTGGGCCTAACAGCCACACCTTACCGTCTGGGACATGGGCTAATCACCGACGCGCCTGCGTTATTCCATGCTCTGATCGAGCCAGTCAGCATCGAGGAGCTGATCCATAAGGGCTATCTCTCAACGCTGCGAAGCAAGGTCACGAGAGCCGTTCTCGACACGTCTGGTGTCCATAAGCGAGGCGGTGAGTTCATCGAGAGCGAACTTCAGGCCGCAGTTGATACCGACGAGAACAATCTGCGCGTGGTGCGTGAGGTGATCAATCTGGCTGGTGATCGCAAAGCATGGCTGTTTTTCTGCGCTGGTGTCCACCATGCGGAAGCTGTGGCAGAGGTGTTGAATGATCATGGGATCGCTGCCGCTTGCGTGGTCGGGACAACGCCAAAAGCCGAGCGCGAACGGTTATTAACCGATTTCAAGTCTGGGCGGCTGCGCGCATTGACCAACGCAAACGTGCTGACCACCGGATTTGATTATCCAGACATGGATTTAATCGCCATGCTCCGGCCAACCATGTCGCCCAGTTTATATGTTCAGATGGCTGGTCGTGGAATGAGAGTTAAGAGCCACACCGATCATTGTTTAGTGCTCGACTTTGCTGGCGTGGTTGCCACGCACGGACCGATCACAGCGATCAATCCTCACAAGCCCAAGGGTGAGGGCAATGGCGAGGCTCCGGTCAAGGTCTGTAATGAGTGCGGCGAGCTGGTCCACATCAGCGCAATGATCTGCCCAGCTTGCGGAGCGGCTTTTCCTGAGCCTGATCGTGCGAAGTTAAAGCTACGCGACGACGATATCATGGGCCTGGACGCTACAGAGATGGACCTTACCGCTTGGAACTGGAGAAAGCACACCAGCCGATCCAGTGGCAAGGATATGTTGGCGGTGTCGTATTACGGCGGATTATCGGATCCCAGCGTGGTCGAGTATTTCCCGGTGACGCACGAGGGCTACGCCGGACAGAAGGCGATCAAAGCTGTCGTGATGATTGCAGAACGCGCTGGTGTTAGATTTGCCGGTGCGGATACGCTTGAGGATTGGGCTAATCAGTTAAATGATGGTGCCTGTCCTGGCGTGATCCGATACCGCCGAGATGGAAAATATTACCGAGTTACAAGAAGGGAATGGAACAATGACTAGATTACCAAAGCCGGACTTTTTGATTGAGTACGAGGCATGGCAAAAGGCCGGTCCTCCAAAGTGCTGCCACACCTGCGACCATTACAATGTGAGTGGGAAGTGCATGTCTTTTGAGATGTACCCGCCAGTTGAGTTCGTGAACAGCTCCGACCAGTGCCCGTCCTGGTCGCAGGAGATTCCCTTTTGATGATCAAGGAACGCATCCCAACCGAGCACGAAGAGCAGCGCGAGTTTGTCAGGTGGTTCCGGTCAAAGTGTGCGCCAGTGCGGATCTTCGCCATTCCAAATGGCGGGTTCCGATCTATGGCGACGGCCGGGCGGCTAAAGGCCGAAGGCGTGAGTCCAGGCGTCCCAGACCTATTTGTTCCAGCCTGGCGGCTGTGGATCGAGATGAAGCGCCTAAAGGGTTCCCGCGTATCTCCAGAGCAAACCGACTGGATTAGATACCTCAAAATTGTCGGCTACACTTGTCTGATTTGCCACGGCCAAGCCGACGCAAAGGCGCAGGTTTCTGCCTTTATGAAGGCTGGTGAAAAATAATTCGATAAGATATATCTTTTCCTTGTACAAAGCTGGGAAGATGTGAGAAAAGATACTTACAAACCAACCAACCAGACCGGAGTTACCGACATGGCCAACATCATCGACACCCTGACCGCCAACATTGAAAACTACCGCGCCAGCAACAAGCAGCCTTGCAAGAACTACTCGACCAAGGAAGCGGCTGAGAAAGCCACCGCGAAGATGGCTCAAATCGCCGCCAGCCACTTTGACCGCGAAGGCCGCGACGATGCACCAGCAGCCGACTACTTGGTGTTCTTCAACGACGCTTGGGGCCGCTGGGTTGGAGCCATTGACCTGACTGGGTTGCTTCGCCGCCCAAACACGACTGGCGGATATCTCGGCATCTGCACTGGCTTCTTCACCTATTAATCTAACGGGGGCTTCGGCCCCCACCCACCCTCATCGACGGAGCATCTCTCATGAGCACCAAAGACCTTAACCGCCTGATCATCCGCTTCCATGGATGGAAAGAAAGCGGGGTAATCCGCTTCCCGTCTGTCTACATGAAGGAGCAGTTCGAGAAGGCATACGACGCCGCCAAGGCTTAACAACAACGGGGGCTAACCACCCCCACCCATCCCCACGGAGAACTCCAATGTTTTACGAAAACGAAATCAACCCAGTCATCGAGGCCCACTACACCAACGCCAGCGCGCGTAAGCCTGCTACGGTGGCCATCACCGAGCGCGTTCTTGGTGACCGCCAGTTTAAGAAACTGATCGCCGTCACTGGCAAGCGCCAGGCGCGTAAGATTGCGGCGCAGCTCGGTGCCATCCCTTGGAACTTCTAGCTTCTATAGGACGCTAGGGCGCGATCCCTAGCTTCCAATTAGACCCTAGCAACCTCAACATAGAAAGAGATCCTCACATGACACGCTCACTTTTCACTATCGCTCAGGACGTTTACGCAGCATGGCCCAAGGTCAACTACGCAGCAAAGCCATACCTTGAGGCCATGGCCGCTTTAGATCGCATCACTGACAAATATTATTATGACGATGGTCGCACGGCGGTTCTTTATTTCCTCTCGAACGCGTCAAGCTTTCGCGGCGAACAAGCCAAGGCGCTAAAGGCCGAATTGAAATCCATGCTAGCCGACGCTGGTTATTGAGCCATGACCGACGCAAAGCAAGACCTTATCGACCAATGCAAAAGCATCGCCCTAACCATTGAGACAGGCGAATATTACCTCGACGATCCGGAGGAGGAATGCAGCGCATATGACTATCTAAACGATGCGCTCGACATCGAGTATGTCGTATCGTCCAAGAAAGAATATCTTGGCGCCCGCGTCCTAGTCGCCTTTGGTGGCCCCAACATCTGGATCAATACGCGCACCAAGACGGTAGACGGCGTGTGGTGGGGAGATAGCTGCTCTGTCAGCTACCACAGCGACGCACTTGGCTTGGATGAAGCCCTTGCAGATATCTATTCCTGCTAATCAATTCAATCAAAGGATCAAACCCATGACCATCTCTGTAATCTGCATCCACGCCTTCACTACCCTCCCAGACGGAAGCGTTGAATATTGCGATGATTCCGAAACACCAACTGGATGGTGCGTCTACGAACGGTTTGAACTGGAGGAGGGCGGATTCGATCTAGGCGTGGAATCGGACTTCACCGATTTCGATGAAG